CTGCGCCTGTCAATGATGGTGCGGCACTTAATACTACTGAACCTGAACCTGTTGAAGTTGTTACCCCTGTACCGCCATTGCCAACAACTAATGTTCCTGCAACAGTAATGGCACCAGTAGTAGCGGTGTTAGGTGTAAGACCAGTAGTGCCAAAGCTTAAAGACGATACGTTGATGTTACCTGCTTTAGATGCAAGAACTTGTACGTTACCTGAAGCGTCTTTGTATAAAAGCTTACCGTCAAAGTAGTTCAATGCCAGTTCAGCACCACTTGCACTGCTGGTCATGTTAGCCGCAGATGGAGTGTTGCCAGTAGTTCCACTAGCGTAGATGAGTATGGGAGTGTATCCGCTTTGGGCCATGTTTTTTCCTTAGAATGCTCCACCTGCAATGCCACCTGTGATTGTGCCATTTACAGCGTTTGCAGTTATTGAAGAGTTTACCAATTGTGGAAGGTTTCCACTAGTGGCAGTCACAAAAGTTAAGTAATTTGTCGTGCCAGTTGTGACTGCTGTGATTCCAGTGTTTGTTGCGTTTGTTGCGTTTGTTGCGTTTGTAACAGCAGTTGTTCCAATGACTGAAACTACTTGTGTGGCAGTTGCCGCAGTAAATGCAGAAGTTCCATTTCCATACGCCAAACCTGTCAGCGTGGCTACACCTGTACCACCATTTCCTACTACTAAAGTACCGCCAAGAGTAATTGCACCTGAAGTCGCAGTCGATGGAGTCAATCCAGTTGTACCACCACTGAATGTAGTCACAGCCACGCCACTCAATGTTGACCACTGAGGAGCTGTACCAGTAGATGTCAGAATCTGACCGCTAGTACCAATTGCAAGGGTGTTGTAAGCAGATGTACCGTTGCCATATACCAATGATCCAGCAGTCAAGCTAGTCAATCCTGTACCGCCGTATGCCACGCCCAATGCATTGGTCAAATTCAATGTTGGCAATGTCCAAATACCTGAGCTGTTTACTCCGCCCAAAGATGTTGTTGCTACGCCGCCATTGTAGAAAGTGATACCGTCTGCAGAACCCACGCTAATGCGACCGTTACCTGTGACGTAGTCCATCACGATACCGTCTGTGTAGGTACCGCCAAATGCTCCGATTGAGTAATGACCACCACTGGTCACACTGTTAGGAGCCTTGAAGTTGGTTCCGTCAAATGTAAATGTGGATGCATTTTGGAATGCGCTGGTGCCATTACCGTAAGGGATGTAGCCAGTTGTCAAGCTTGCGAGACCTGTACCGCCAAGATTTACAGCAACTGGGTTTGTAAGGCTGAAAACAGTACCTGTAAGTGTTAACCCTGTGCCAGCAGAATAAGTTCCGGCACCTGAGAATTGAACCCAAGTTACTGTGGTGACACCTAAAGTGCCTCCCGGATCTACCGTACATGTCCAGCCAGTGTCTGCTTGAGTTGTACCTTGCTCTACGAATACGAAGGCAGATACCAATTCATTCCATGTATTTGCATCAGGAGTACGAGTCCAAGCACCTGTGCCGGATAAATAAATACCGTTATTTGCTTGAGATGTTTGGTTTTTGACCAATACTCGGCTTGCAGAAGTCGTTACTCCATCGATTGTTTGCTCGCCTGACAGCGTGATATTCGCAGTGGTAGCAACCAATACAGATGGTTTTGCATTCAATCCTTGGGCCACAGAATCAACATATGACTTGTTGGTGATGTCTGTTGCGTTGACTGGGGCTGTTGAAATCGTACCTGTGGTCAGTGCAACGGATGTCGCAGTAATCGCACCTGCACTGAAATTTCCTGATCCATCACGAGCAACAATAGTCGATGCTGTGTTTAAACTAGTAGCATCAGTACCGATTGTTACGCCTGTAGATCCATTGTAGGAAGTGCCAGTTAAGTGAGTACCAAAGCCCAATGTGTACAGATTTGAACCTAGTGGAACACCTGATATGGTGCTGTTTACTAGGGCATTGTTTGGAATATTGGTAAATGTGTTTGCACTGCCTGACATCGACTTATTAGTCAATGTTTGTGTTCCAGTCAAAGTCGCAACTGTCGAATCAATGGTGATCGTTACTGGCACAGAACCGTTAAATGATGTTCCAGTCAGTCCAGTACCGATTGTCAATGTGCTAGTTGTTGATGCAGTAACAGTTGTCGACGCACCCAAAGACACTGAATTACCGTTAATAGTAATCGCAGAGTTGGCTAATTGAGCATTGGTTACTGTACCGCTCAGAGCAGTTGTAGGAATGGTTGTAGAGCCCGTCATGGCACTTGCACCATTGCCATATACATAGCCAGTCAAAGTGCCTGAAACTCCTGTACCACCGTTTGCTGTGATTAATGTGCCACCTAAAATAATACCGCCGGATGTAGCAGTAGAAGGTGTTAATCCTGTTGTTCCAGCACTAAATGTTGTTACGCCTGAACCGGAAACAATTGCACCCCAAGAACCGTTTGCGAAAGCTTCAAAGGTTGCTGTATCTGTGTTGTAGCGTAATGCACCATTTGAACCAGTTCGTTGAGCAGTGGTTCCAAAAGGTACCGTAACGCTACCTGTACCCGGCAAAATAGCATTAGGGTAAATACTAATGGTAGGTGATCCACTAGCCGCATTTCCGTTGGCAATACTAATCTGATTAGTAGTTCCCTGTAATGTAAATGGGGTAAAAGTACTTCCATTAATTGCCAAAATACCTACGCCGGACAAACTGGCTAGATTTTGAAGATTAGCATTTAAGCCAATTGAAGGGTTGTCAGAGATGCCGTCAGCATTAGCTATAGTCATGCCTGCACCGACTGTTAAAAGTCGATTGGTGACCGTTGTAGAGCCTGTTTTGACGATTATTCCAGTGCCTGCATTATCCAATGACAGTGCGGCACCGATTAAGTTGATTTGTAGGCTATTTCCTGCCCCGTTATCGGTAACAGTTAAACCTGAACCTGTGGCAATGTAGCGTGCCTGAGTCAGACCAGCAGTAGATCCTACTGTTAGGAATGGATAGTTAAGAGCACCAGCACCAGCAATAGCACCCGTAGTAGTTTGTACCGTTACGCCATTTTGAACGATTGGAACGCCTTCAGTACCTGTTAGAGCACCAGCGACTGGTAATTGGGTTATCGTTACTTGTCCACTCATATTATTGGCTCGTCGGTGAATTAGGGCTTGGTGAAATTATGTCTGTATTGCCATCTTGCTGTGGTACCGCAGTCCCGTTTTCAGTGCTGATATAGAATTCGCTTGGATTACCGCCCGGTATGCTTGTATCGTTAGGGCCAACTACTAATCCAGCATCATCTGCCGCAACACTGAGGTCAGGTCTTGGATATTGTAAATTGATACGCTCAGTTTTACGAGCAGGTAGTCTGTAAGGGTCTTTCTGATCCGCACATCCCTGTTGACACACTTTTAGACCCGGAAAATTGGGGTCAGGCATGGCCTCAGTAATGGCCCTCTTCATCTTGCATCGATCGCAAATGAAAATCGCAATAACTGCATTACCACGAGTGTCTAAGAAACGTGGCATTAATGAGTCCTCCCTTGAGATTCAAGGGTGGCTTTACGAGCCGCAACACGTTTTGCTATTTGCTCAGGGGTTTGTTTACGATCTTTTCTAATTGCCGACAATTTTGCCCTTGTTTCATCTGATGCTTTTTTGCCTTTGTTAGAAGGGGTTCTTCCAACCATCCAAGGTGTTTCTCGCTTTTTACCTTTTAATGGACTGACATATCCTTCAGGACGAGTTCTGCCAAGAGCAAGACATGCTAACTGTTGAGGTGTTGCTGGTCTTCCAATCAATGCCTGACGAGTCTTCTCCACAGATTTAGGAGATTTTAATTTTCCAGTCGCTGATGAAGACATTTTTGCTTTAGTTTCGGCAGACTTTGGTACGCCCTTGAACCTTTCGCTTACAGCTTCTGAAATCTTTTTCCTTGCCACTTCGTATAATTTGGAGTTGATGTAAAAGCCATCATTTCCGCGCATACGAGAAATAGCATGCCATTGATTCCCACCGTGGATTTTTGCCAACAAGAAGTGTGCAATAAAGTGCTCTCTAGCAGTTAATTCAACCAAATTTTTAGGGTCAGTTTTATGCCCACCCATTGATTTTGGGACAATGTGATGTGTTTCACTATAACCATCAACATGATCCCGATTTCTGCCTCGATCAATCAGGTTGTCGTAAATCTTTTGGTAATTCATGTCGTATACTCCGTAATGATAGGATTTCATATTATATCCAATCATTAGCGTGTATACGGGAGTATATTCGGCGAAAAGTATATCGGCGACTTATCACGCTCTTCATTTTCTGCCATGATGAAATATTTTTCTGCTTGACCTTCTAAATATGAAATTCTTCCTACATCTACATTTGGCATAATCATTGCCATTTGATGAGCAAGTAAAAATTGAATAGCTTGATTCCAACGCTGTGGAATTTCCAATTGACCATTTAAGTCACCCACATCCATG